TGCTCGAGATCCAGGATGGCCGCGAAACGAGTGGGATCCTTGGTCAGGAACGTCTTCAGCGCCAGCAGGCCGAGGGTAGTCTTACCACTGCCCTCGTCACCGGCAACCTCGATGACGCGGTCGGGAGGTAGCCCGCCGATGCCGATGGCGAAGTCCAGCGCGAGGGAGCCACTGGGCTTGGCTGGTCGGACTGGCATCTCTCCGGCCATCATGATCGAGTCAGGGCCGTACTTAGCCTGGATGTCGGCCACCAGCTTCAGCATCTTGGGATCTGGATTAGTCATATAATGCGTCGAGCCTTTCTAGAGTGCTCAGCGAGGCACCGCCACGGTCAGTCTTGATTACCTCGCACGCGACGGGGGCGCCGACGCGCAGCAGGGGCTTGCAGCGGGCGTAGGCCTCGGCGAACGCGACGACTTCGAACTCCTCCTCGGCCCACTTCACGGACAGGAAGGCCATCTGCTTCTGGTTCTTCTGCATGTGGGTCTTGACCTTGATCAGCTCCCCACCGACGACGAAGCGCGCGTTGGTGTCGTAGTCGTCGTAGTCCATGGGGTGACGGATGCAGACGTTCTCGATCATGTTGGCGTACCGGGCCATTGGGTCGACCGAGATGTGGGTTCCGAGCAGTTCGGTCTCGATCTCGACGAGGCTCTTCTCGTCACGAAAGTTGAACTTTGGGTAGGCCTCAGGCTTCTTGCGCCACTTCTCACGCACGATCTCGTCGCGCTCCTCGAAGGTCAGTCCTGCCCACTTATTGACTGCCACCTCATCGCCCGCGCGGTGCCAGTAGACCTGCTCCATCAGCCGGTCACGGAAGAGGACTTCTTCGGGGCCGTCGAAGGCCGGGTTGCGCTCGATGTCATCGAATGCACCGACCTTGACGAGTGCGTCGATGACGCCCTTCTTGCGACCCTTGTTCTTGGCGGTGCGGCCCAGATAGTCGGCGATGCTCTCGTAGGGCCGGTTGACGATGATGTCGGGCACTACCGCCTCGCCAATGCCCCTGATGTCCACCAGACCGAACCGGACGCCGTTGTCGGTCAGGGTGAAGTTCATCCCGCTCTGGTTGATGTCAGGGGGCAACACGGGCCGTCCACGTCGACGGCACTCACGGATGAAGGTGGTGATCTTGTCGGGAAAGGTGGACAGGCAGCCGACGATGAACGGGTCGAACTGGTAATGCTTGGTCCAGACCTCCCAGCAGGGCTGCATGGCATAGCCGGTGGCGTGGGATTTATTGAAGGCGTACTTGCCAGCGGCCTCCAGGGAGGACCAGATCTTGGTGGCGACCTTCAAAGTGCCACCCTGGCGGGTGAACTCGGAATTGGCCATGCAGCCGTCGAGGAACTTGGGCTTCAGCTCTTCGAGGATGGCCGCGATCTTCTTGCCGATGCCCTTGCGGAGCCTCTCGGCCTCACCCGGGGTGAAGAGTGCGACCTCACGCGCGGTACGGATCAGCTGCTCCTGGTAGACCAGGATGCCGTAGGTGTACATCGACGATTCCGGGCCGGTGATGGGCACCATCAGTGGGTGGTCATAGACGATGTCTTCCAGCCCGTGGCGGCGGTCCAGGAAATGGTCCAGCTGGCCAGCGCCGATGACGCCAGGCCGGTTGATGGAGGCGAGGTTGGCCAGGTCGACGAGGTTCCATGGCTTGAACCGCATGGCCTGCTTGGTGCCCGAGGCGGTGCCGATCTGGAAGATACCGGCGGTCTGGCCACGATGGATCTGGTCCCAGATGGCAGGGTCGTTGTACTGGTCATCGCCGAACTCGACGACACGTGAGGCATCCTTGGGGGCGCCGAATCCGAAGCCGTCGTAGTCCAGCCAGGTCTTGTCACGCTCGTAGACGAGCTTACGTGCCTCGGCCAGCACGTCGAGGCCACGACCGGAGAGGACGTCGAGCTTGACTCCGCCCAACTCGGCGATCTCGTTCATGTCGAACTGGGTGGCCCGCACGCCCTTCTTGATCCGAGTCGGCACCAGGCCGAGCAGGGGGGCGTCGCCGTTGACCAGGATTCCGGCGGCGTGGACGCCAGGGTTGCGGATCAGGCGCACCATGTTCTCCAGCCGCTTGAACAGCAGCGGGTACTTCTTGGCGTAGGACTGTAGCTCACCACCCTTCTCTGCCAGGATCTCATCCCAGCCAGGAGGTTCGAGCGCGTTGCCTTCCTCGTCGATCAGGTCGTCGGGGTCGGTGGTGAAGTCGAAGGTGTCGAGCTGTCCGATGATCTTGGTCATCGCGGTCAGGTCGGCATAGTCCTGGTATCTCAGAGCGCGCCAGAGATCCTTGAGCATCTGCTTGGGACCGGACCGGCTGCGGGTGGAGATGGCGGTGACGTTGCCCTCGCCGTAGCGCTTGCCGATGTAGTCGATGATGCCGTGGCGCTTGGACTTCTGGAAGTCGACGTCGATGTCGGGGTAGTCGGGACGGTCGGGGTTGATGAACCGCTCGAACATCAGGTCGTACTTGATGGGGTCCAGCGAGGTGATGCCGAGGACGTAGTTGACCAGAGAGCCACCGGCGGAGCCACGGCCAGGGCCACACAGACAGGGGTCGGGCTTGGCGCCGGGTTCGACCCACTGCCTCCAGCTGCCGTCGCGGGCGGCCATGACGTAGTCAGCCACGACGTTGAAGTAGCCCGCCATCCCCTGGTCATGGATCAGAGAGGCCTCGTACTCCAAGCGCTGGCGGTACTGCTCTTCGGGCAGGCCCTTGTCAACGACGAACCGCTTGAATCCCTCTTCGATAGAGGTACGAAACGCGGCTGCATCCTCAGCGTCGGTAGGGTGCAGCCGAGGCATGGACAGAGTCGGCTTGATCTCGGTGTTGCACTGCTCACCGATCCAGAGGGTGTTCTTCAGTGCCTCCGCAATGGTGGAAGTGCGGATCCCGTGGCGCTGCAGGTAGAACCCCATCTCTTCGGCGCCCATCACCCAGTCCGCTGCCTGGCCCAGCGTGTCGACCTGATCCTTCTTCCATGCCTGCGTGGACAGGTTGTAGACCAGCCGGTGCTCTTCCCACTGGTCCTTCTGGGAGTAGTGCGCGTCGTTGACCATGACCAGAGGCACGCCTAGCTCGGCGGCCAGAGTGACCTTCATCTGGTTCATCTTCATGATCTTGCGGTTGAGCGCAATATCCTCAGGACTCACCGGCTCCAGGATCTGGAAGGTGTGTAGCTCGGAGTAGAAGTGATCACCGAAGATGCCGAGCAGGATGCCCCACTCCTGGCGACAACGGTCGATGTCATCATTCTCGGCGTACCCGGCGAACCGCGTGATGCCGCAGCCGTCGGAGGCCCACAGCCCCTCGGAGTACTGCTTCATCAGCTTGGGATTGAGCTGCGGCTTACCGTAGAAGTTCTCTTCCTCGTAGGCCAGCGAGGACAGCGACCAGAGGTTGGTGAGCCCTACCTGATTCTGAGCCAACAGGATGATGTGACTAGCGTCGTGGCCAGAGGTCTTGTTCTCGCGGCTGGTGGCAGTGTTGACCTCCAGCCAACGTTGCTCGGCACCGTGGACGGCCTTGATGCCCACCTTGTCACACGCCTTGGACCAGTCCATGTGACCGCCGCACTCGTCGTGGTCGGTAACGGCACAGAAGTCCCAACCTGCTGCCTTGGCGGCCTCGGCCAGCTCGATCGAACGCGAACGTCCGTCGAGAAAGCTATTCTCGGTATGGTTGTGTAGAACCACTAATCAACCTCCTGGTGCGTGAGTGAAAGACCCCTGCGCCCTGCCAGGCAACCCCACCTGGCAGGGCCAGCCCCGTAACGGACCTTTACATGATCCGTGTCCCCCAAGGGGTTGCTGAGACGGATCTCAGCAGGGGTGAGGGGTCTTTACTTGTGCGCCTCAAGGCGGGCGCGCAATGCACTCACGTCACCAGCAGCAGGCGGAGGTGCGGCCTGTGCCTCGTCGGCGTCACTGGCCGGGTTGTGGGTGGTGTCCTTGTGGAACTCGTCGTTGCCCGAAGAGCCGTTGTGGCGGGCCTGAGCGGTGGCCTTCGGAGTGGCCGTCAGCAAGGCCTTGGCGCGGTCCTCCGACGCCTGGTCCTCTGCCCACTCGTCAAGGGTCATCGGGCAGTACAGCAGCCGGTCCTCGCTGTCCTTGGCCAGAGTATTGCCGTCGACATCCTTGCCGGTGCCGTAGCCGTAGCGGGTGTAGATGGACTGACGCAACTCATTGACGTCGGTCCACTCTTCTTCCGGCCCCACCGGGATGCAAGAGTAGTTGGTGGCCAGCTGCTTGCCTGCGCGAGTGAGCTTGTAGTCGCGGTCGACCAGGGTGCCGAATTCGCCGTAGTAGCCGACGACGTTGCCCCAGAAGGTCTTGGCGTCCTTGCGGATCAGGATGAAGTTGCGACCCAGGAGGGTCTTCTCCTCACCGGTCTCCTTGCCGTCGGCGTCACGGACCTTGGTGACGACCTCGACCAGCTTGTCCTGATACCGGAACTTGGGGCGACCACCGGCGTTCTCGATCGGGATGGCCTCGCGTTCTACGGCGATGGCTACGGTGCGCTCCTTGGGCTTGGGAGCGACCTTCTCCTTGGTGTTGTAGTCCTCGGTCACGCCGCCGTACTTGAGGACCCAGTCCTCGCCCTGCCAACTCGGGTCGTCAGCGTGGTAGTCCGGAGCGACGATGAAGCTCTGCTTGGTGGCCTTGCCGTCGATGACGGCCTCGACGAACTCGTAGAAGTCACAGGTGAGGATGGCGTCCTCGTCGGTGACGAATCGGACGATGACGGACTCGCCGTCTTCCAGTCCGAAGTAGTTGAATCGCCGTCCTGCACCGCCACCCTTGGGGGTGTTGATGTTCTTGACGGCTTGCTGCATTGCCTGAATACCACGACCAGCCATGTGCTTTGAATCTCTCTGTTGAGGCGTTTGAGTCTGTTTTCGATGTGATCACCAAGTGCGATCAGGAGAGACCGTACACCACTCCTACGACATCTGGGGCCGAACGAATCCGAGTCGTGTTGCGGGATCATTTCGCCCTGGGCGAAACCCTGCCACGTGGGTGAAAAGGCTCATCGCCAGGGCCGAGGAAGGCTCCCATCTTCGTGGGATGACCATGATGCCGACGTCATGGTGGTACTCGGCATCGCCGCTGGTGATGAGCACTTTGATCACGCGTTTGTAATTGACCATGGGGGCCGCGTCGACTAAAAAGTGGTACCACAGTTGAGCTTTCAGCCCGTCGGCCTGCCAGGGATCGGTGTGGGCGTCGATAGCGAAGTAGTCGTACCGATCGCCAAGGCTGGTGGCGTAGGGGTTCTTTGGCGCCTTCTGTGGGGTGAAGACGCGGTTCAGCTCCTCCTCGTCCATCACCTGCAGCTCGTCGATCTTGGACAGCTCGGCCTCGTAGACCGCGTCCATCAGACGCATGCCTGGTGGTGTTCGGTTGTACTTCTCGCGATTGATCGGATCCAACAGGACCTTGGAGACGTTGCGGACCCAGTTGAAGGTGTCTACGTCACCGTTGCCAGTATCTGGATGTAGCTGACGAAGCGTGTTGCGGATGAACTTGCGGAGCTTGTCCATCGAGATGCCAGGATCGACTCCGAGGTCTCGGTAATAGCCGTGGGGGTCCTTGGTGTTGGGCGACAGGAGGGCAAGCTCGGTATTGCAGGAGGGATACCCAATACCCTTGGCGCGGGGGACCTTCCGGCTGTCATAGAGGGGACTAGACGTTTCTCTTGTCACTTGGGACGACATCTCCGGACGCCTGTGCCTCTCGCTTGTCGAGTGCGGTCTGGACGAGCGCGTCGGTGAGGACCGCACTAGCGGCCTCCTGCTCCTCGACCTGAGAGGCCAATGCGGCACTCAGACTGTTGGCGGGAAGCAAGACCTGACGACCGTCTGGATAGTCGGTGACCCTCTCGCCCGACGCCAACGTCTTGACACTAACTCGTTGTTCGCCCATCAGATCTTTCCCCACTCGTTGATCTTCATGATCGCAGGCACCGCGCCCTCGATCTTGGCCTCTACTGATTCTGCACTGTCATAGTCTCCCAGGTCGAGCCCCACGTCAGGGGACACCAGCGAGACTTGGATGCGACGGTGCAGAGACTTGGCCAACTTGCGTTCCATGAACTGCCCTGCCGGGTCGGCGTCGGCCCAGACGATGACGTGATCGGCCTCGGCGAGAAGATCTATCTGTCGTCGGGAGACTTTGGCTCCAAAGGTGGCGACCACTCGCCGGTCCACTCCGAGCGCTGCAGCCTTGATAACGGAGAAGGGTGACTCAACGACGACGATCTCACCGCCTCCAGAAAACCTTCCGCCATCGGAGACGCCATAGAGAATGGCCGACTTGGGAAACCCAGGCGAGGACTTGTACTTCGGAAATGAACCTCCCCAGGTGCCAGGCCACTGTCCGCCACGATCTGGAATGGCCCGAGCTTGCCAACCAACCAGCTGTCCCGCCCAGAAGACGGGAATCGTGATCCGGTTGAGGTCCTCACGCCACCCAATATGCAGTCGGGACGCAGTGTCATTGTCGATACCTCGCTCAGCCAGATAGGGATGAGTGAAAGCCCACGGACTGATGATTCGCGTGTCATAGGCAGGTAGGACCGACCCCGCAGCGCCTCGGGGATTGGAGGCAAATATACGTTCCAATTCGGCCATGAAAGTATCCTGGTCAAGCGTTGATTCGCCCAGGAATCCTCGGACCAGCGGGAGTATGTCACTGAAGTCCTCCTTGTCCTCCATCTTGGCGATGAAGTCGAACATGTTGCCGCCCCAGAAGGCCCAACAGACGTACTTCTTGCGATCGACGTTGCAGGACGCCGAGGGGTTGGCGTCACCGTTATTGTGATGGCGCTCAACACGGTCCAAGAGACAGCTGTGGACGATTTCGGTGGTGTCGTGCCGTCCTGGCTCCTCGCGGTCGTTCTCGACGCCGTAGTAGTCCAGGACGGCACGACAGTCCAGGCGTCGGAGGTAGTCGTCATAGGCCAGCTTGTCGACGATGTGATCGAAACCGGTCTTCACGGCCATACTCCTGCCCACAGCAGAACCAAGCCAATGAAGGGAATCCACAGGTTGAGCAGTATCACGACAGCGAAGAATTGCTCAGCGAAAGTCAGGTCGTTCCACTTCTTCCTCATTACGCGGGCTGCTCCACATACTCCTCGGCAACCCTGATCTCAGTGCGACTATTCAGATGCCAGTTGAGCAGCCAAGACTTCTTGTCACAGCGCCGGGTGCCCATGATGTCGATGCCCATCAGGTTGGAGTTGCGCATGTCCTGGTTTCGCCACAGGCCCAGAGCGATGTCCACGGTCTGCTCGATCAGCGAGCTGTTGGCGAAGTTCTCCAGCGCACCACGGCCACTGCCGGTGGTGTCCCGACTCATGGTCTGACGGTTGAGCTGAATGGCCACGAAACACGGCAGCTTGCCCTGGCTGGCGCGACTGATCTCCTCCTTGAGGTCGACGATCAACTCCCCATGCTTCATGCGAGTAGCCGAGTCACCGGTATAGACGTGCTCGGCATCGATCCAGGACAGCTGGTCAGTCAGGATGATGTCTGCACCCTCCTGGCGAGCGCCGGTCATCATGGCCTTGACGGTCCGGTCCCCACGCTCCGGACGAGCCAGTGGGGCGATGCCGGTCCTGGCCAACTCGTCCTGAGCGACGAGCAACTTGTCCATGTCCTCGAACCCCAGGGTGCGCTCCATGAACTTGGAGTAGCTGACCCCGGAGTAGAGGCAGTCGATGCGATTCTCCATCTCCTCGATGTCCATCTCCAGGGTGTAGAGGATCGGGCGCTTGCCGGTCTTGTGCGCAGAGACGTACGCGTTGGCCAGCAGCCAGGACTTGCCGACCTTGGTGTAGGCCGCGACGGCGGCCAGCTCACCGGGCATCAGGCCGCGAGTGTGTTCGTCCAGCTCAGCCAGGCCGAAGCTCATACCCCGGAGGTCGAGGTTGTCACGGTCGCGGGCGTAGCGCTCCCGGCGGGCGGCGGTGTTCTGACTCATGTCCGAACGTGTAGAGCGCGGGGCGGTGACCATGGAGGCCTCGTAGGCCTCTTGCCACATCATGGATAGCGCCGCGTTGGCGTCCTCGTCCATCTTGAGCGCGGTACGCCGGATGATGTCCTGGGTGCGGTTGCGGGTGAACCGCTTCTTGAGCCACTCACAGAGCCACTCGGTGGACTCCTCGACCTCTGAGTCCAGGGGGACCGAAGGGTATTCGGTCTCCATGACGATCCAGGTGGGGGCCTGCTTCATCTGGGCCTTGGTCCAGTAGTCGACCATGAAGTCGAACATCAGTCGGCTGACGGGGTCCTCGAAGACCTCCGGACGCAGACCCAGGTCATAGACCTTCTGCATCTCCTCCAGAGAGGTCATCTTGGCGAGCAACTTTTGTTCCACGTCACTCACCGACGCCACCACTCCTGAGGCAGGTCGACCTGCGCCCCAGTCACCGTTCTCGTCCTGCACCTCCATCTTGAGGTGGCGCGGGCGCGTTTCTTCTCAGACAATTGGTCGGGTCACCTTCTCCAGTACTTCGTTGACCTTGATCTCGTTGGCCTTGGGGCGATAATCCTCGCCGGTGATGACCTCCTCCAGCGACTGTTCTCGAATCAGACTCAGGATGCCTGCACCGTAGCCCTCACGGAGGTCGGTGGCGTCCAGGTTGGTAGTAATGAAGGTCGGCCTCCCGTTGGTCACGCGCTGACGCAGGATCGAATCGAAAGTTGACTCCGACAGACTCAACTTCGTGTTGCGCAACTCCTTGCCGACGTCGTCGAGCAGCAGCATCTGAGAGCCGAGGAACTTACGTTGGAAGTAGGCTTTGTCGTCCTTGTCGCTCCACCCGGCGGTGTACATCTCGATGGTCTGAGCGAAGGTCGTCGCGAAGCAGCTGTACCCAACCTTGATCATGTCCTTGAGCACCAGATTGGCCAGCATCGTCTTGCCGGTGCCGACGTCACCGGACAGGTAGATCCCCATGCCTCGGCGGACGAACTCTGGTCGGTTCTCCTCATACTTAGCCAGACCAGCCAGGATGCGCTCGTCACCGAGGTAGTCCGACCAGTCCAGGCGCATGAAGGTGGTCCCGATACCGGCGGCAGAATAGAGCTTGAACAGGGCGACCTGCAGCTCGCAGTCGCACTCGACCTCGCCCGTGGGAGTCAGGTAGAACCCCTTCTTATCGCAGGTAGGGCACCACTTTTCATAGCCTCTGGCCAGTCCTGGCTCACGTCTGACGATGCGTTCCAGGTCGTCGTCTCCGAGCACTCGATAACGGATGTCGCTCACTCGTCTCCTGTCTTGAGTTTGTTGATGACGGCATCGATCTGAATGGGATACGGGACCGACGCGGTGGCCTTGCGGATCTCCTCCTCGCTCCAGAACGGAGCGTCCCAAAACTCGATCTGGGCATCGATCTCCGACAGCTTGGACTCACGACACTCGGGACAGCTGCCGTACCACACACGCTCATCATCATTCGATTCGACGTAGTGGGTGTGTCCCTGGTCCCACTTACTGGTGGCGTTCTTCTCCAGCCAGTAGGCGTTCAGCTCTTCCTGGGAGGACATGTGATCAACCATCACTCACCACACCCATCGAACTCGCGCGACGGAACAAAAGTCTCCTTGCACCAAAAACCCCAGGTACGAACAGCAGGGCCAGTGAGGATCAACGTCCACACCGGGTCCTGCCACCTCTCGATCGGAAGGGTCCATCCACCCATGTTGGTGTGTTCGTCCAGCATCACGCGGTGTCGAGTCGACAGGGGACGAAAGGCGATCGAGGGGGCACGGCGACGATGGATGGTCTCCACGCCGTCGATCCAGCGGTGCTCGACATAACTCCCCCTGAGCAGGACCGAAATGAACCACCAGGGGTGATCGTGTGGCGCACGGTCATCGTCGGATCGCAAGAACTTATGCAGATAGAGGCGTGGCAATTTGTTGCCGAATCGCTCTGTACGGAACAAGAACCATCGCAAGATATAGGGGTCGGCAGCAGGACCAACAACCATGGAGGGCTTGATCTTCACAAGTCGCTCAATCGCTTAGTGCCAACTCCCACACGGGAGGCAGTCTTGACGTCATCCTTGCGCTGCGCGGCCTGCATCTCCTGATGCATCTGGTCGACCCACCACTTCCGGCCCTTGGCGAACTTGGTGAAGGTGACGACGTCGCCCTGGTAGAGGCCCTTGTACTTGTAGAAGACCCACTTGACGATCAGCCCTGCGGTCTTGTCGCCATAGATGCGCTTCATCCCCTTGAAGACCGAACGCTCGATCATCCCGTCGACGGCGAGGTGTCGACCGTAGGCCTCCTGGAAGGTCTTGATGTAGGTCACCAGCTCGTCAGGCCCCATGTCCTCACAGCGGAGACCCATGTCCTGTTCGACGGGGTCGAGGTCCGAAAATCCCATGTATGAGTGCTCCTGTGTGAATTTGTCTACAGGAGCACTATAGCCTATGAGACTGTCGGCTCCGCGAATATCGGGGTAGGAACGCCCTGTGGTCGTGGTCGAGTCTGCTGGTCGGCCTTGCCGGTCAGGTAGGCCTCACACTGGGCGCGTAGGGCATGACTATAGCTGCGAATCTTACTGCGGTGTTCATGTTCGAGAGAATCGAGTTTGCGCCCAGTCTCCACGATCTTGCGGATGGGCCAGAAGATCAGCACCGAGGTCGGCTCGTCGGCCTCATGGCGCGGTGTGGTCGACATCTGCAGGCACTTGGTGTCGAACCCGGTGATGAACCCAGTGGTCTCGGTCCCATCGACCTCCTTGATGATGAACTCCACCTCACGAAAGATCCGACGGACCAGGTAACGCTGGAAGATCTGGTCGTTCTGCAGGCCGATGTCGATGTCGCCTGGACGGGGCATGTACTCGTCCTCTGTGCTGCACTGAGCGATGGAAACTGTCATAGCTTCGTATCGCTCCTCACACAGATCACGTTGGCTAGGACTAGACCTCATCCCTCTCGTTCCAGTCCAGTAGTGTGTCGGCCATCAGATCGACGCCGCGTTTCAGTTCTTGCTCGCTACAGATCAATGTCGGAGTCAGGATCAAGGAAGAGCCTATGGGTGTGGCGACGAGCAGTCCATGCTGGCGCACACCGATCTCGAATTCTCTGGCCAGTACGTCGGTCTGGAACTCAACGGTGCGCAGTAGCCCGGAGCCATGAGTAGCCACCACGTACTCCGGGAACTGACCCACCAGCTCCTGCAGGGCGTCCTCGAAGACACCAGCGGCCTCCTTGACGTGTTCCAGGACTCCGGGGTTGACAGCGCGCAGCACTCCGGCCCCGGCGGCACAGGCTACCGGCGACCCGGCCTGCGGGCTGACGTCGACGATGTTGAAACTAGCCTGAAAGTTCTCGCTGGTGGTGACTACCGCACCGCCGCCGACGGGGCCTCCCAGCACGGTGATGTCGGCATCGACATTGACGGCCTGCTGGCCCCACATGGTGCCCAGACGACCGAACCCGGTGCGTGACTCGTCGATGATCACCGGCACGCCGTGGCGCTTGGCCTGATCGACCACGGACTGCACCCAGCGGGGCTCCAAGACACTGCCGTCGACGGTCACCAGAGCCATCACAAGAGCGCCGAGATCCTCCCACCGGAAGTCCTTGAGCCAGAATTCATCCAGTGGGAGCAGTCGCATGTCGACGTGGTTGATGCCTGAATACCAGTTGTGCTGGTCGGTGTCGACTAGGGCGATCCTGGTGCGGCCCGACTTCTCCCGGGCGATGTTGACGGCGGTGACAAGGGCCTCGCGTTCACCCTCGGTGAACAAGACCTTGTGCTTGGGTTCGACGTCTTCCTCAGTGAAGGTCTCGACCAGCGCGCGGGCGTATTCGACCGGCCAACGCAATACGTGGTCGCCGACCGGCGCGGTGCGCATGTAGTACTCCATGTGCTCCTTGATCGCGTCGTGCACGAACGGGTGGCGGTGGCCGACTGGCATCATGTCGGCACTGAAGTCGAGCAGCTGGTTGTGGTACTGATCGAAGACATAGTGCAGCTCGGTACGCGAGACGGCCAGCAGCGGGGAGTTGACGTCGGCCAGATAGGTCCGATGATCGGCGATCAGTGGCCCAACAACCTCGTCGATGGCCTTCCTGATCGTCTCGTCCGGTGTGCTCATTCGATGGGGTTCTCCGTGTAGTCGGTGACGTACCAGACGGCCTTGTTGACGTCCTCGACGTCGTCGGCCTTGCCGCCGAACCCTACCCGCCACAGGTACTTCATCGCCGTGGCCAGCCGGAAGTCGCGGATGTAGCGGACGACCTGAATGCACTCCAGCACGAACGAGGTGTCACAGCTCGGGCAGGTCACCGTCGGGCCTCGGGTGTAGTGCGGAGGATGGTTCACCATGTCGGCGTCAGCTGTCACTGGTCGGGGCCTTCCAGGGGGACCTCTTCGACGTCGATGATCTCGGCGTCGACGACTTCGGTATTGACGACGACGGCCTTGTCGGTGACCGGGACGCCTTCGTCGAGTTTGGCGTCCTTCTTGAGCTTCCAGACCTTGGCACGGCGATCGTAGTAGGCGTTCTCGGGCCTGACCCACCGGTGCCGGTTGCGACCGAGATCGACGTACTTCCAGCCCTCGCGGTCTCTCCATTCCACGCCCAGCTCGGTGTAACGGATGCGCCGGATGACGGTCTGAAGCTCACCTGCCTCGATGTTGCCCCTGCGGTAAGAGGCTTGCAGGATAGCGCGCAGGATCGGCATGGTGAAGCGTCTCCTGCCGGTGGCGGGATCACCGATGCGTTCGGGGACGATGGGCGTCCCGTCGGGCCAGACGAAGACGTGCTCGCCCGTCTCGGGATCGGGCTTGAGCCCCCAATACATCCATTGGCTGGTGCGATCGAAGTACTCGGCGGCCTCGGTAGTGCTCACGATCGGCTCTATACCCGCCATGGCCATCAGGTTCGAATCAGATGCCTTGTCCAACTCGGCGATCTCCCTGGAGATCCGGTCCTCATTCTGAGGCACCTGGAGTGTTCCATCGACCCACTCGGCTTGAACGCCGTCGGGGACGGCCATCTCGCCATGGCTAGGATCAGACTCGTCCCACTCCGCAAACACAGGATGCCCCTCCGCGTCTAGGCGAAGGGGTTCCTGGTCGGAGCCGCCGGTCCCTACATCCTCGTTGACCTGTGGCTGCACGTTGCTTTACTCCTTGGGTTCCATGGCCCTCTGGTTGAACCGCAATGGGGCCGGTTCGCCCACCTTCAGGGCCTTGCGAAGTTCCTCCAGCAGACCAGGCTTGCGCCGAGCCTCCTTGAGGAACAGGTCGGCATCGAAGCTACGGATCTCTTGGGCGGGGATGACCTCGACGGTCGTCACACGCTGCCAGATCTCGGGGCCGACAGCAGCTTCGAGCACGTATTCTTGCAGCTCGGGGTCCTTGAAGCCGCCGCCCTCGCGGGTGAACTTCAGCCCCAGCTT